TGATTTGACTAATAGTAGAATCGTATTCATTGTTTCTGGCTCTACTACAATATCTAACGTAAAGGTAAATTATCACAAACAACCTACTGACCTTACTAGAGGTGACTTCGAAGAGGGTAAAACTCAAGCAGGTGGCGCAGATCAAGATTTACCAATTCCGGAAATTAATTTGGAAATGCGCTCTGAGGCCATTACGTCTAAAACACGTAAGCTAAAAGCTAAATGGACACCGGAATTCGCGCAAGATCTTAATGCATACCACTCTATTGATGCCGAAGCTGAATTAACTTCTATGCTTTCTGAATATATTTCTCAGGAAATTGATTTGGAAATTCTAGATATGTTAGTATCAGAAGCTCAGACAGTAGAAAGATGGTCTGCTAAGATTGGATTTGCTTACGACCCTGGTTCAGCTACGTTCTCAAATGCAGCAACGACTGGTCAATTCTACAACCAAGGCACTTGGTTCCAAACAATCGGAACTAAAATGCAGAAGGTATCTAACGAAATTCACCGATTAACCATGAGAGGTGGTGCTAACTTCATTGTTACATCTCCAACTATCGCTACTATCCTAGAATCAATCCCAGGATATGCCGCTGATACTAATGGTGACCAAGCTAAATTCGCAATGGGTGTACAGAAAGTAGGTTTATTAAATAGCAGATTTACTGTATACAAGAATCCATATATGACTGAGAACTTATTGTTGATGGGCTATAGAGGCGCTCAATTCCTAGAAACAGGAGCTGTTTACGCACCATACATTCCATTAATTATGACTCCTCTAGTATATGATCCGGAGAACTTTACTCCAAGAAAAGGTATCATGACGAGGTATGCCAAGAAAATGGTTCGTCCTGAATACTACGGAAAGATTTATGTTCACGGATTAGATTCTTTATAATAAAATAGTGTTCATAATTTTATTGATATACTGGCGAGGCTTCAAAAAAGCCTCGCCTTTTTTATTTAATCTAAAATAATATGAAAGCAAAATTTACAATGACTTGCATAGCAGGCACCTATGAAGCGGACACCTTTTTATCTTTAGTAATTGAAGTACTTAAACATCGCTTTTGGCATTTATGTAAACATGGGAAGTGGATGGACTAATCGGATATATAATAATCCTTAACTAAACTTAATCCGTATCTACTTTGTTTTAAAAAATAAAAATCATGACAAACGTAAACAGAAAAATTAAAGATTTAAAAAAAATTGATGAGAAAATTAATGATTTAGAAAAAGCCTTATTAGAAAATCCAGACAAAGAGGCTTACATAAATCAAAAATTAATTGAATTATCAAATGAAAAAGCATTACTTGAAAAATTTTTATCTAATATTAATTATTTGTACATTCACAAAACCATTGATGACCCTTATATAAAATTAAAAAGATCTCCTGCTATAAAAAAAGATGATAGCTACATCAGCAAATACTAAATTATAAAACGTACTTATTATAAAAACTACATGACGGAAAACACAGAAAAGAGGTTGCCGAAGAATCCGGTAAAATTTGATATTCAATTATCGAACGACCAAAAAGAAGCTAAAGACAAGATATTAATGCACCCCGTTAATTTTGTCTTAGGGAAACCCGGAAGTGGTAAAACACTACTTGCAACTCAGATAGCTCTTGATAAGTTTTTTAGAAGAGAAATAAATAAGATAGTCATTACTCGACCGATGGTTGCTACCGAAGAAATGGGATTTTTACCCGGAACATTTGAAGAAAAATTAGAACCTTGGATAGTTCCTATAAAAGACAACATAGCTAAGGCATACGCAAAACAATCAGCAGTAGAAAGATTATACAGCGACAAATCAGTAGAACTTGTATCTTTGGCTCACTTTAGAGGTAGAACTTTTGACGACGCTATTTGTATTATAGATGAATTTCAGAATTTGACAAAAGAGCAACTATCCATGTGTATAAGCCGACTAGGTAAAAATACAATTATGATATTTACAGGAGATGAAAATCAGATAGATTTAAAACATAAAGAACAATCTGCAATTAAGCTAGTACCTGTAGTTAACCAGAGTAAATATGTGAATTGCGTAAGATTATCTACTAACCATAGACACGAAGCATTAGACGACATATTCAAGTATTTATACCCTAACTCACTGTAGTTTATGACAATTAAGTTTTATATTGGATACTACCCAAAATTTCATGCCAGCGGAGAAAACTTCGCTGGCACTGAATGGGCTTTACGTCACCTTGCAGAGGCTTTTGCATCATTAGGCCACGCTGTATTCATTACGGGAGAGATAGTGCAGGAGAACGCTTTAAATGGCGTTATTTACACAAAGGATTATAATGTACAGTCGGATATTTTAATTGCTTTAAATTACACTCACTACATAGACTTAATATCAGAGGATAGTTATGATAAATCTTATTTTTGGATACACAACACAGACCCTTTTTTCTATAATTACTATAAGGGAGAAAATGTTCCAAGTTTGCAAGATAGAGTATTCAACCATCCTAAATTTAAAAGTGTTATTTGTGTATCTAAGTATCATAAGGAAGAGTTTGAGAAACATTTTTTAGATGTTCCTTCTATCATGCTATACAATGCAGTAAAACATATAGAAAAATCAAATAAATTAAAAATTGAAGATTCTTACATTTATATATCTCATGCAGAAAGAGGATTAAGAGAAATTTTAACACATTGGAGACAGATTTTATATAATAGACCTCAATCATCTTTGTACATAGTAACACCAAAATATGGAGAAGAATTCTATGAAAAGTATTTTTCTTATGTTAAAAGTACGTACAAAAGTGTATATTATCATGGCTCTATGAGTAAAAGTAATTTAATATCTTTTGCAAGTAATAAAAAATATTGGTTATATCCTTCAAATTATGATGAAACATTTTGTGTGTCTGCTGTAGAAATGCAGATGTTAGGATTAATTCCTGTAACAAGATTAAGAGCAGGATTAAAAGAAACTATTTTTAATTATATTGATTTTGATTCATGGTTATCATGTGTATTGTCTAATGATAATTTTAGAATACTTACTAATCCATATACATCTAAATTAAATGTATTGGATGCTTTTAATCCTGTAAAGATTGCTAAAGAATTTTTAAATATTAATGTCATGGAAAATAGATTAAAAATAGATGCTGTCTATGTGATTACTTTTGATGTATCTGACGAAGCTATTAGGAAATACACCGCGGAATTTAATAAGCTAGGTATTATACCGAGTGAGTTTCATTTATTTAAGGCTGTAGATGGTAGAAATCCTAAAGTAGATTTTGATTGGTCTTTATATGATAATTGGAAAATAGATATTCATAGTAATTCATATTATAACCGAGATATATTGCCTGGGGAAATTGGGTGTGCTTTATCTCATTTATCTATATGGAAAGATGCTAAAAAGAAAAATTATGATTCTATTTTAATTTTAGAAGATGATTTTAAAGTGGATGGAGAGTTCCCCGCGGAAAAAATATATTTAGATGATTGGGGTCTTTTGTATCTCGGTAGGCAAAAATTAGGCGGGGATTCCGAAATACAAAACTCCATATACACATCTCCAGGATACTCATGGCTATCTCATGCCTACATGTTATCAAAATTAGGAATAGAAAGAATACTAGAACAGAACTTTGAAAAATACATCTTACCCGTAGATGACTTCTTAGCATGTACATATTCAGATAACACAGAAAGAAAAGACTTATTCTTTATCTGGCAAGACATAAATGCATATAGTTTAAAAGAATGTATAGTAAGTCAAACAAGTAATGCAAAAACAAGTAAAACATCTAGTAACTCATTTGCATCTAACATCTATCTAACAAAAGATGTAGATAAATGGTCATCTATGTATATCAATCCTGCATTAAAAAATAAAGAATATGATTTAATTGTAGATGAACCTATACCTGATGTCTTACATTTACATGCATTTAAAAAAGAATTTTGCAATGAAGTTATAAGATTAGCAGAAGAATGTGGAAAATGGACAAAAGATAGACATTATTATTATCCAACTCATGACATGTTAATCAATGAATTCCAATTACATGATGCTTATGACATGTTTTTAAATACTTATATATATCCCCTCGTAAAATCTAATTTTGTACTTACCGGAGATAAATGGAAAAAGTTTAGCTCTGAGAACTTTATTATAAAATACACACCGGAAAATCAAGGACATCTATCTTTACACCATGATGATTCTGCGTTTTCTACTGTGTTAACTCTAAATGATGCGTATGAAGGAGGAGGTACATGGTTTTCAAAGCAAAAGAAGTTAGTTAAGGGGGAAGTAGGTGAATTAACAATACATCCGGGACAAATAACACATAGACATGGAGCAAGACCTGTAACTTCCGGAGTTAGGTATGTATTGGTATCCTTTATAAGACAAGTATATTAAAAAGTGAATAAAAGACTTTTTTAATACTATTTATTGTAAACAGCAGATGGCAGTTCATATACCTATTTGGCCTGGAAGTGGTAGTGCAGTATCTGGATCTACACCTTTCGGAATATTTGACAAGGATACTAATTTTCAAAAAGATGCGCCTAAAGTAGCCGTATGGTGTGCTAGGAGACTAGGCTATCCTCTTAGCGACGTGGAATTACAAGATATAAACTTCTATACTGCTTTCGAAGAAGCCATCTCTGAATACAGTAATCAAGTTAATGCCCACTCTGCTAAAGATAACATATTAGGATTGATGGGGTTCAATACCGGATCCCTTAGACTAGAAAAAGAGTTAGTTACCAATTCAATAGCAGGTGTCTTAGAAATATCTGCTGAATACGGTACAGAAGTCGGTGTAGGTGGAAGGACTACGTTTTATACAGGCTCAATACTAGTAAAAGAAGGAAAACAAATCTATAGCTTATTAGATTCCTCTAGAGTTTCATTAGAGTCAGGAAATCCCGCTACAGATAAGTTCATGATAAGAAAAATGTTTCACAATGCGCCACCTGCAATTGTAAAATATTTTGACCCCTTCGTAGGAACAGGCTTAGGTAGTCAAAATTTACTTGACCAATTTGGATTTGGTAATTTTAGCCCCGGAGTTAACTTCTTATTAATGCCTCTACACCATGATATTCTTAGGATGCAGGCAATAGAATTTAATGATCAAATTAGGAAATCAGAATATGGCTTTCAAATAATTAACAATAGAATAAGAATATTCCCAACTCCTGCAAAAGAATATAAAATCTGGTTTGAGTACACCCTAGATTCTGAATATAAAAATGCTAATAAAGGAGGAACTGGAAAGATAAATAGCCATGCCACCATACCTTATTTTACCTTACCTTATTCTAGTATAAATGACATTGGTAAGCAATGGATAAAAAAGTATACACTTGTTCTATCTAAAGAAATGCTTGCTTACGTTAGAGGGAAGTATAAGACCTTACCCGGATTAGAAGATGATATCGTATTGAATACAGAAGATTTAATGTACTCGGTAAATGAAGAAAAGCAAAGATTAATAGATGTTCTTAGAATAGAGTTAGATCAATTTAGCCGTCAATCTCAATTAGAAAGAAAGATGGCAGAATCAGAAGCTCATGAAAAATTTTTAGCAGTAATTCCACTTAAAATATACGTAGGATAATGGCACTATTTGGAAGTGGTAGAGATGCTTCTTTAGTTAGGAGTATAAACAGAGAAAGAGTGAATAAAGTGATGGCCTTAGAGGTTGAACTTTATAAATTATCTAGGGAGGACACTAGAGAGAACATATACAGAGAAGCTCCTAGTAAAGTTTTCTATAATGCCACAAGGTTAAATTGTATAGTAAAAAGAGGTACAAAGGAAACTGTAGATACCGATTTTGGTTTAGATTTTGAGAGAGAGGCTACGTTTTATTTCTTAAGAGATGATTTATTAGAGAGAGATTTAGTTGTAGAACCCGGAGACTACATATTCTTTGATATGGATTTTTATGAGTTAAACAATGTATTCTCTGATAATGTCTGGTTCGGAAGAAATCCTGAAACATATATACCGCATGTACTAGGAGAAGAATCTGAATTTGGTTACAATATATCCGTTATAGCACAAGCACACTTAAGCAGAAAAACAAACTTAACTACTACTGATTATAGGTCCGGAATCAACGACGCGTATGATGAACTAAACAAATATTAAAATGGCTAAATCTACGATAAATCCTACGGTATATAATCAACTCTATAGAAATCAAGTAAATAGAGGAGAACAAACGAGAGAGGATGATGATTACATTAAGATTCCTGAAATTACAATATATGATGTAGATTATGCTATATTACAATATATTAGAAATAATATCAAACCGGAGGTTCGAGATAGAGATAGTATGATTGATGTTCCTGTGATGTACGGAAGCGGAGAACTATGGTCTCAAATTCAAGCAAATGGTTTTATGAGAGATGAAAAAAATAAACTTCTTTGTCCTGTTATTACAATATCTAGAGTAAGAATGGAGGAATATAAAGATTTTGCTAAATTAGATGTAAATAACAGAGTTTCTAGTCGTGTATATTACAGAGATGCATACACTCAAAATAATGCTAGATATGGTTCTAATAATAGAGGAAATACGGATTTACCCCAAAAAGAAATTTATATATCTTTGATACCTGAGTATTATTATGTGTACTATGATTTAAACATCTGGACAGATTTTAACGAACAACTAAATAAAGTAATAGAACAATTTATACCTGTTAATAATTTTGTGTGGGGAAATGATTATCAATTTGTTACAAACATCGAAGATTTTACATTCTCCGCAGTAAACATATCAAAAAAAGAAAGAATTGTAAAAGCATCTACAAGATTAAGAGTATTAGCTACACTCATGCCGGCATTTGTAGAAAGAAAATCATCTATACAAAAAGCATTATCTATTAAAAAGGTAGCAATGTCAGAAAGATTAACTTAATTTCTTATTTTTTTAATTGTTTGAGATTTTTAAAACATATTTATAACAAATGAGAATTTATTAATAATTCTTTGTATAATATTTAATTGACAAAAACAAAAAAATGGCAGAAAGAATAGTCAGTCCTGGCGTATTTACAAGAGAAAAAGACCTGAGTTTTCTCCCCTTAGAAATACAAGCCATCGGAGCAGCGGTTGTTGGCCCTACGTTAAAAGGTCCTGCATTCGTTCCTACCACAATTTCTTCTTATGAAGAATATCTAAGAGCTTTTGGTGGACCTTTTAGTTCAGGTTCCGGTACATCTGAAAGACAGTATAAATTCTTAACAGACTATGTAGCGCAAGAGTATTTGAGATACGCAGAAAATTTGACCGTAGTAAGAGTTCTTGCCGGTGATTATGAGTACGCTAGTTCAAATGTAGTAAGTAGAGGTGCTTATGCTGCTGCTCCCGCTGGAATTAAAGCTAAACTAACCGGCTCTTATTTTAACGCTAATCAACAAACATTTAAATTAACTCTAGTTTCTCCGGGTAATTTCGGAAACTCTGCTTTAACTTCTATTGCGTCTAATAATGGTATTGGAAGTCCTGCGGACGATTCTACAGGTGGTGCACTTAATATCGGAAACAGAGAGAATTTAAGATGGGAGGTAAGAGACGTAAATACTGATTTAGGTACTTTTGATTTGTACATACGAAGAGGAGACGACAGACATAATAGAAAAGTAATCGTAGAACAATACAATGACCTTACGCTTGACCCTAACGATACTAATTATATTGGTAGAGTTATTGGAGATCAAATGTACAACTTAAAATATGATTCTGACGGTATCCCATTCTTACAATTAAGTGGCTCATTCCCTAACAGATCTAGGTATATTAGAGTAGAAGTATTTAAAGAGAATTACAATTACTTGAACGAAAATGGACAAATTAGAGTTCCTGCGTTCTCTAGTAGTTTACCCGCTGCTGTGTCTGGTACTTTCTCCGGAGGTTCAGATGGCTATGTAAAACATCCTAGATCATTTTTTGATAAAATTAGCGGACAAAATAGCCAAGGATTTAATTTAGATGATTTAGCAGGTGGAGCTTCTGGTTCAACTGCTTATAAAGATGCTATTGACATTTTAGCTAATGCAGATGAATATGATATCAACATGTTACTCATGCCCGGAATTATTGATGGAGTAGGTGAACAACATGGTGAAATTATAACAAAAGCCATTGCCATGATTGAAAATCGCGGAGACATTTTCATGGTAATTGACCCTACTAGATATGGTGACACTATTGGACAGGCTATCAACGCAGCCTTAGCAAGAAATACTTCTTATGCCGCTTATTACTATCCATGGGTACAAATAGCTGACGCTGACTTAGGAAGAAATGTATGGGTTCCACCATCCACTGTAGTATCAGGAGTTATCGCTTTCAATGACTACGTACAGTTTCCTTGGTATGCTCCGGCAGGTTTGAATAGAGGTGCTATTGACGTAGCTCTACAAGCGGAAAGAAAACTAACATTAGGGGATAGAGATAGACTTTATACTTACAACATTAATCCTATTGCGACTTATCCAAGAGAAGGTGTAGTTGTATGGGGACAGAAAACTTTACAGAAGAAAAGATCTGCACTCGATAGGATTAACGTAAGAAGACTATTGATAACTGCTAAAAAATTCATCGCATCATCTTCTAGGTATTTAGTGTTTGAACAAAACACCAAAGAAACAAGACTTAGATTTTTAAGTATAGTAGAGCCTTATTTAGAGAGTGTTAGAAGAAATCAAGGTTTGTATGATTTCAAAGTCATAATGGACGAATCTAATAATACTCCTGACGTATTAGACAGAAATGAGCTAAGAGGTGCTATTTATTTAAAACCGACTAGAACTGCGGAATTCATAATCTTAGATTTCTTTGTACTACCTACAGGAGCTTCTTTCCCTGGTGATACAGAATAAACAAAAAAAATAGAATAAAATGGCATTTGAATATAAACCATTCGAGTATTTTAACCCTAAACAGCAGATGCGATATGTGCTCTTTCTAACTAACGTTGGAGTGCCTATCCCTACTTATATGGTTAAAACAGCTGATAGACCATCATTAGATCAAAATCCAGTTACAGTAGATTACATTAATACAGAATTTAAGGTAAAAGGAAAATCAAGGTGGCAAGACATATCAGTTACATTATACGATCCTATTGAAGTAAATGGAGCTAAATTATTACATGATTGGATAAGTTTATTTCACCATAACTCAGGATTAAATCAATTACCTGCGGGTAGAGCTCCGGGTCTTTTAACTCCCGGAGAAGATGGTTTTATCCATGAGTATAAAAGAACTTTAGTTTTCCAGGCCTTAACTCCACACGGAGACGTAGCGGATGAATTTTCATTATACGGCGCTTTCGTAGCTGACGCTAAATGGGGTAATATGGATTTATCGTCTGATGATTTGAACATGTTAGACTTAACCATTACCTATGATTACGCTGTAATGATTCCAGCTAAAAATAAAGTAGTTACTACAGGAAAAGTAGACGCATAAATTAATTAATAAACCACAGAGGTGCATCAGTGCACCTCTGTGCTTATAAAATACACATGGCATTTACACATAAACCTTTTAAATATTTTAACCCGAAACAGCAAATGCGTTTTGAGTTATATATGCAAGCGGATCCATTCGGTCCTTTTTTTCCTACGTATGCCATAAAATCAGCGGAAAGACCTACTTTAGAAAATAATCACATCACAGTAGATTATATAAATACAGAATTCCACGTTAAAGGAAAATCAAGATGGCAGCCCATAACAATACGATTTTACGATCCAATTGAGGATAATGGCGCTAAGATGTTACATGATTATATTAATAATTATCACCATAATTCAGGCACAACAGGAACATCTTTTAATCTTCTAACTCCAGGAGAAGATGGATTTATACATGAGTATAAAAGAACATTATATTTAAGATCATTATCACCTCATGGAGATGTAATGGATTCTTTCGTATTAGTAGGAGCATTTTTTGATTCTGTTAAATGGGGAGAATTTGACATGTCTAGTGATGATTTAGTATTGATGGAAGGAACAATAGTATATGATTATGCTATGGTTAGAGGTAGTAAAGTAAAACTTCCCGATGTAGAGGGTCCCGGACTAGATGGTGGAGGTGCTAGTTTAGGAAGTCAATTAAAAGACGCCGCTATAAATATTGGAAAAGGAGCCGCTCAAGCAGCCGCTAACGCCGGAATAAGTGCGTTAGGTAATTTAATAGGCGGCGGCGGCAGTGGAGGAGGAAGAAACTAGTTTTCTTTGTTTTGTATTAATTTTAAGTTTTCAGTATATTTATTATAAAAAGAAATGGCTAAATCTACGCCTATATTTAGACAAAAAAAAATAGATAGGACAGCAGTTTCGGATTCTACCGGAGCTTCTGAATATACTCAATATAGACCTTTCGCCTATTTTGAACCTAAATTAAAAAATAGATTTGTTCTTTACTTAGACGTACAAGGAATTTATATACCTAGTTATTTAGTAAAATCAGCAACTAAACCTGGATTTAGTTATGATAATATTGAGTTACAATATATAAATACAAAAACTAACTTTAAAGGAAAAATGACTTGGGACCCAATAGAGATAGTTCTATATGACCCGGTAGCTGCACATACATTCTCCCCTAAAGCCTTAAATAATCCTTTTGTAGATCCCTTATCAAGTTCAGAAGATGTAAAGAACGATTCTTCCGTTTTAGTATACGAGTGGATAATGAGTTCACATTCTAATTACTTAAAAGGTAGAGAATATGCGTTAGAAACTTACAAAAAAACATTAATATTAGAAACATTAATGCCTAGAACTAATATTCAATCTGAAAGATGGGAAATACATGGAGCTTATGTTTCAGCGGTTAAGTGGGGAGATTTAGATATGTCAGACGATTCTTTATCTACAGTATCTGTAACAATTATGTATGATTATGCGTTAATAAAAGACGCTAACCAAAAAAAGGTCATTCCTTATAATATTACATAAATTTTAAAAATTAAACAAACATAAATATTATGAAACCAGACAGAGAAGTTACATTTAATCAAAGTCCTAGTGAAGACGGTATGGAAATTTCCACTCCGGTTATTCCAACTGTCCCTTCGGGAAAAAATCAAAATACCCTTATTGTTGATTTGCCCTCTCGAGGTCTTTTTTATCCCAAAGAAAATCCTTTATCTTCAGGTCAAGTAGAATTAAGATACATGACAGCTAAAGATGAAGACATTTTAACTAATCAGAATTATATTATGCAAGGAACAGCTATTGAAAGAATGTTCCGTAATTTGCTTGTATCGGAGATTGATTGGGATGATTTGCTAGTAGGAGACAAAAATGCCATTATGATTGCGTCTAGGATTGCAGCTTATGGAGATGAGTATGTAATTCAAGTTACCACGCCTTCGGGTAATACCCAAGACACTACAATTAATTTGAGTGAATTAAAACCTAAATCTATTGACGAATCTGTATTAGTAACCAAGAATAGTAATCTATTTAAACTTACTCTTCCTAAGTCTAAAAAAGAAGTGCATGTAAAATTACTTACAGGCAAAGAAGATAAAGAAATTGATGCTATTGTTAAATCTTATGAGAAAGTAGGAAAAGACCCGGGCTTGTTAACATTAAGATTAAAACACATGATTGTGGCCCTTGATGGTGATATGGATTTAGTACACATTAGAAATTACATTGATACAGACTTACTAGCAGCGGACAGTAGAGCCATTAGATCATTCATCAGTAAAATTCAACCAGATGTTGACTTTAATGTAGAAGTAATAGACCGGTATACCGGGGAGCCGTTTCGCGCTCCAATGGTTTTCGATGAAAGATTTTTTTGGCCTGACCTCGAGAGATAGACAGTACATATATGAAGAAGTTTTCCAACTAATTCATTATGGAAAAGGATTTACATATAATGATTTGATGGACATGCCTATATTTATTAGAAAATTCTTTTACAATCGATTAATGCAGGCTTATGAAGAGAGAAATGAAGCAAATAAAAAAGCATCCAAAAAATCAAGATGATAGAATGAAAGAAATTCGGGAGGGGATTCTCTCCTCCCTTTTTTCATTATTAGCCATTCCTACACAATTAAGAATGGTAGGTAGAATGTATAATGCTGCAAAGGAAGATGAGAAATTAAAAAAATTAAGATCCCAAAGATTACAACGTCTTCAATCTCTAAAACATGATTCTGATTCTAATAACAGACATTTTAGAAAGTATAAATGATTCATACTAGAAATAATTGAAATATCATGACTTTACAAAATACAATAAGGGACTTAAAAGCAACTTTAGGTAGTTTAAAAACTCATTTAACAAATGCAGAAAAAAATTTATCTAAAATAACTAAAACGGATTTAGAAGAATTAGATAAGTTAATAGAGGAGAACAAATCAGGTCCTAAAATTACAGCACGAAGAGATAACTTAAAACTTTTACGCGAGGCTAGAAAAAAAGAGACAGATAAATACGAAAATGCAAAGAAGAGTCTTGAAATATTATTAGGTAATACAGATAATAAAATTAAATCTTCGTTAGACGCATTAGAATTAGCGATTACGAATGATCCCTCTAGTGTAGAGAGAAGACTAGAAAATATATTAGAACAGATAAATAGTGTTTATGTTAATAGTCAGTATATACTATCTAGATATAAATCAGGTCAATACACTGTTATACAAAAAGATTTGAAAGGAAATAAAATAAGCCAAGAAGATTATATATACAAAGAAAATAATAAAAATAAAATTATAGATAAACTAGGAGAGAATGCAACTAATATATCACTAGCAAGAAATGCCATAGATAATAAATCTAAAAGTAGTTTAAGCAGTATTTTAAAATCTCATGCACTTGGTACTTACAAATCAGAAACTGCCCAAAAAAACGCTAAACGCGAGGAAAGAGCTAATGCTATATCAAATTTTCTAAAACAAAGCCCAATTCCTGATACTTTACCAGTAGATATAGCTGGAAACATGATTACCTATTCTCACGGTTCTCAAGCATCGATAGATGCCGGAGGAAATCCGGCTCCTTTATCTGCAGATATCGAAAAATTCACGGGTTTAAGCACGAGCCAAATCACTAAAATGAGTGCTCAAAAGTTATCAGAACATTATAAACCACAAGACACATCACCAATCGCAGACGTTAAACCAGAAGCAGCCTCTGTAGTAAATACATCACCAATCGCAGACGTTAAACCAGAAGCAGCCTCTGTAGTAAATACATCACCAATCGCAGACGTTAAACCAGAAGCAACTCCTTCAGAAAATGTACCATCCTCGGGAGATGGAGGAGGTGCAAAAAGTAGAAGAGGGACTACAAAAATCGGTGGCGGCGGTGGTAGTAAAGGCGGTGGTACAGGCAGCTCCTCACCGATAAATACTGCACCAGAAATAAATAGAGGGAAAACATTTTCCCCCGGAGAGGTATCAGATGAAATGCTTAAGATAATTGAAGAGGCAGTATTTAATGGAGCCGCTAGAGCTTTTAGTCAATTCTCGAATTCTCCAATGAGCGGACCATCTGAATTTACCGATTCGACAATAGATAAAATAGGAAATACAGTTTATGAAGCAATGAAGAAAGCTTTAGACTATTATTCTGCGTCTCCTGCGTTTAATGTGGTATTGACCGGAATAGAGCCATCAGTTATAAAGTTACTGAAAGACGAATTAGGAGGTCTTCCCGGGGGTGGAGGAACGGGAGATATGGATAAATTAGCCGAGGAGATGAGATTAAGTAGAGAGAGTAATGAGAAACTAGCTAAAATGTCAGAAGCTAGAAGGAAGAAAGCAAAAGCGGAAGCTAATAAAAAGAAAAAAGAAAGCGAGAAAGAAAAGCAAAGAATAGCAGACCCTAACTCACCAGAAAGTATTGCGAAAAGGAAAAAAGAAGCAGATGCCGCAGAAAGAGAGCAAAAGAAAAAAGCAAAAGCAGACCCTAACTCACCAGAAAATATAGCCAAAGCAGCAGCGGAAGAAGAAAAAAGAAAGAAGAAAGAAGAGGACGATGAGAAAAAGAAATTAAAGGCTGAAAGACAAGCTGATCCATTTAGAAATAGGTTACAAGGGATATATAAAGATAGTAAACAAGAGGTAACTTTCTTATATGATAAACTAAATTCATTTTTTCCTTTCTTTAATAGCGCACAGGTGGAAGCTAAAAAAACTGCTCTAAACACTTTAAAAGCAGGGTACGAAAAATTTGATGAAGTTTATGCTAAAACCGGTAGTGCTTTTAAAGGAATGATGGCATCTGTAAATTCTATGTTCAAAATATCCCCCATTACTGTAATAATGGCAGGATTAACTACTGCATTTATAGGAATATTAAGCGCAGCCAATAGATTAAACACTAGAATAAAAGAAATATCAGCAGAGTTAGGAACATCTAATATGCAATCTTATGAATTGTTTAAGAATGCAATGAATGCTCAAACTCAATATGATAACATGTATGCTAGTCTTAGGGATGTCAGAGATGTTCAAAAAGGCATCTTAGGAGATTCAGGCATACTATTACAAACAAATGATAAAGCATTAGCTAGCGTAGCTGATAATGCAAAAAATATAGGATTGTCTGTAGAATCTGCCGGTGCATTCTATGAAAATTTAAGAATGAAAGGAGGAAGTGATAAGGAAGCTAGTAATCTTATGGCCGCTTCATTAGAGCTTGCAGATAAAAAAGGATTTTCTCCTCAATCAATAGTAGATGATATAGCTCAAAATGCCGAATTTGCATCAAAATATTTTTCTAACATCAATAAACATTCTAAGTCAGCTCATAGAAATTTAATAGAAACTAATCTACAAGTAAAAGCATTAGGATTAAATTTTCAAAAAGCAGCTAAAATGACACAACATTTATTGTCATTTGAGCAAAGTATTGTAGCAGAAGTTGAAGCATCAGTAGCATTAGGAAGATATGTTAATATTGGAAAAGCTAGAGAATTGCTTTTACAAGATGACATCGCCGGAGCTATGACACAAATGATGGATACAATGGGAGGTTATGATGAATTCCAAAACATGGATTTTGCCAAGAGACAGCTTATGGCAAACGCTATTGGAATGGAAGTATCGGAATTAGAGAAAAGTTTGTATTTAAGAGAAAAGATTGGTTTAAAAGATGCCGAATCCTTAGACGCTGCAATGAGAAATAGCGATTATTTAGACAAAGTAGCCGGAAAAGATGTAGAATTAAACAAGATAGAAACTAAAAAAGTAATGGCTGCCGAAAGATTTAATACGGCAATAGAAAAAGTAAGTGTAGCATTTAAATCATCTTTATTACCCATACTAGAAGCAATTATACCTATTGTAGACCACATGGCTTGGGCTATCAATCTTGTTGCTGCGGGTATAAAAACTGTAGGAGGAGTTTTATCTACAGGTATAAATTTTTTCAGTGGAGGTAAAATAAGTTCTAAAAGAAAATCAGAAAATCAAGCATCTCCCGCCGAGGTGGCTTCCGGTACAGTAATGTCAGCAGGATTGATATTTGCTTTAGGAAAGATTGGAAAAAGCAAATTTGCAGACAAAATAGGAGAAAAAGTAGGAAAAGTCAGAGGAAGATTTGATCAACTATCAGGGGCATTAGGATCTGAATCAAATCCTATGTATGTTAAGGTAGTTGGAGGATTACTAGGAGGAGGAGGAAGTGTGGCATCTACTATACTAGATAATGCGGGAGGAGCGGCTGCTACGGGTACAGCTACAGCAGGCGCATCAAGGTTTTCTAAAGTAAAGGATTTTTTATCAAGAGGGGCCGGTAAGGTAAAATCAATAGCATCCGGAGGATTATCTAAAGCACAGGATTTATTTTCAAGAGGGGCTGGTAGACTAAAAGGATTTTCAGCTGGAGCTCCTGAAAAAATAGGAAAAGCATTAAATTCTTTAAAGAATATAAAACCTAGTTCTATTGCTAAAATAGGAGGTGTTATGGCTGTAGCCGGCGCAGCTTTTGACTATGCGCAAAGGAAAAAAGAAGGACAATCTACTAAACAAGCAGCAACTGCTTCTGTAGGAGGGGCATTAGGAAGTATTGCTGGCGGAGCTGTTAGTGGAGCTGCTATGGGCGCTTTTCTAGGTCCTATAGGAGCTGCTATCGGGGGTTTAATCGGAGGTACGGCCGGATATCTCGCCACGACTAAAATAATAGATTCTCATTTCGATAAAAATAAATCAAGTTCTTTTACAGCACAACCATTTATGTATGCTGGAATGAATGGAATGAGTGGTGGTGGAGGCATTTCAACTTCTTTAAATAAACCTAAAGCTAAAGGAACACCTGTAGAAACATCTATGGTTGATATGACTCCTACAACTTTTAAAACAATGTCAAGTGGGATATCCGGAATTAGCCCCAACTATGGTACAACAACTATGGCTAGAGAGTCCGTAATGGTCAACACTTTGAGTAAAAGTGTAGAAGCTACAGCACTGATGAAATCAGTTAAGGAAAAAAATATAGAAAAAGAGAAAGCTCATAAAGAAATGATGGAACAGCAACTGAAAATACTAGAATCTATTAGAGAAAAGATAAATCAACCCGCTGTTGCTTTCTTTACTGACGAAGGAAGACGACAAGTCATAAACCAAAGTAGAGTTAGAAATTCACATTAAACTATAATATATCATAAATAATGAGCTTATCACTAAGAGATAGAGACAAACGCTTTACTTTTTCATTCCAAAGAATATCAGCAGGTTCATCAGGAATTGGAAAACCTATAGTATTAATGGCGTATATAAATAATATATCAGATTCTTCATCTCCTGAATGGGATGAAAGATTAGATATAGGTAGAGCTGATGCAAAAATACTATATAGGAGTTTTAGTAGGACTATCTCATTATCTTTTTCTGTAGTAGTAGAAAGTGAACTAGATCCTAGACCTGATTTAACGGAGGACCCACTAGACGGAAGATTGTCTTTGAAATCTGCTAATAGAACTAGAAATGGAGTAGAAAGAAGCAGGATATTAGTGGATCCTTCAACGAGTAATTTAACTAATATCAGAGGAGAGCAAGGAGTTAATATTGGAGGAGCTATACAAAGGGCTAGTGGTACTGAATATGCTACAAGACAAGAAGCACTAAACTTAAACGATCAATCTGTACCTTCATCTTTGTCTACTCGTGTAGCTAATATTACATATAAATCAATCACAAGTGGATTAACTATAAATACGGTTTTATCAAATTTAAATGAATTGTCTAAGTTAGCACTCCCTACATATAATGGACCTTATGTAGGATCTTATGTCAAATTTTCTATAGGTAAACTATATACTAATGAAATGGGTTATATAAAAGGATTAACATTTGAATGGGATAATGCCACTATAGTATGGGATGAAGAAAAAGAATTACCCATGATTACAAATGTGTCTATGGAAATAGGATATATTGGAAAAGTAAAACCTCAAGTATCATCAAACTTTTTTGGATAATGAATAGATACGAAGAAATAACTAATGTAATAAAAGAAGCATCGGGTGTTAGAAGATTTAGCACAACTTATTATTACAGAATACCTGCTAAGACGAGTGATTTTTATATATATTCTAGGGCAGGGGATAGGTTAGATTTATTAGCAAATGACTATTATGGAGACCCTAGATATTGGTGGATAATAGCTAACGAAAATGATATAGGAAAGGGAACTATAGTACCTCCAATTGGGATTAGACTAAGAATACCATTTCCTTTAGACATGTTAGAATTAGAAAACTTAAAAAAAGAAGCAATAAATGGCACCTCCTTTTAGAAGACCTATCCCGGAAAAAACACTAGACGTATTAAGAAGTAGATATGGACTTTACGCTAAAGGAAGTAATTCAAATCCTAGTAAAAACTCAAATCCGGATTACTATAAACCTAAAACTAGAAATACAGCATTTTGTCTTATAACTAAACAAGGCGTGACTATATCTTCTAGGGAGCATACTTTTAAACAAACATACAATCCAACCTCGTTAAAACCTAAGCCTAATTTAGTGCGAGCTGAAATAGAAAGAATAGGAAACGATGCATCTCTTGTAAATTTATCTATGAGAATTCGAGGCACTATCGAAGTATATAGTATGTCTGATTTTTTAAAATACTCACAAATATTTTGTATAAATGACCCAAGAAATAAACTATCTATAACCATGGGATATGCAGCGCCTTTTGATGGATGTCCGTCATATACTGTTTCTGGGTGTTATATAGCCTATGGTACTTGGCAAAGCACTAATGAAAATTATTATCAATTATCTTTCGAAGCTGTAGGTCCTGGCGAAGTTTTTTCTACTATTGATATTGGATTATCAGGACTATGGGAGGAAACAGGCTTAGAGTACAAAAATCATAAATCATGGTTTCAGAAATATGAGCCAGGAATTGTATCAGGATACTACGAACTCATGTTATATGACGCTCAAAAATCAGGTGCTTTTTTAACCGATGACATCGCGGACGGAGACATTATCGGCTTCCGCAGACACAATCCATATTGGATGGATGTTGTGCCTAATATAGTATATTTAAATTTTAGAAATACAATACAAGCTCAAGATGATATAATTGTATATAAACCAGTAGAAGGAAAAACACTAAACCCTGATCCGGAAGAAATACCTTCCGCTCAAACAACAACAGATGAATATTTTACTTTACAGTATGTTGTTGATAGAATTATAAACGAATTTTCTCTCTATCCCTTTTATAAAAAATATACAGATATAGATTCAGAGGTAAAAGACGTGTACGTTGGATTTGCTGCAAAGCCTAGATGTTCAACCATATCTAGCGGCAATCAAAGCGTTGTAAGGTCCTGCGACCCTAAAAAAATATTAATATTAGGGGGAGGAGCGGGTAATTATACTTATAAAAATGATAGAAGTAAAGGTAAAAATTACGAGAATGTAATAGGATATTTTGATGGAGTTAAATCGCATTACGGAAGTTATATAGATTATCGTAAAATTTTAATACATAGAAATGTAATTTGGGATGCCTTAAAAGCAAATATGCACAATGTAGATAAACCTGCTCCAGCATCTAACCCAAATAATGATTTTATAGTAGAGGAATATTTAAGAGTAGATAGATTTTTAAAAAACTTATTCACTGTAATAAGCCAATGCACCGGGGGATTTGTACAATTAGACTTAGTACAAGATGATGGAGGACAAGAAATTGATGATTTAACAAACCATAAAGTATTAAAGATAGTTCCTGCTACATTTGTAGAAGAAAAATTTAATATTTGGAGATTTGATACTCTTAATGGGGATGGATCTACTAGAGAATTACAAATGACAGCAGAATTACCTTCTACTGATTTACACGCCTCCTTAGTTAAAAATATATTCAACTCTTCTAGACCGGGTTACACCATAAGCACAGGTAATTCTAGAGATGGATTGAGCAATTTTGATTTAGCTACTATAATAAATAAGCTACTAAACAATTACTATAATGATTTAATGCCTAGAACATACTATAGTGATGAAACTTGTGATGCAGCTAGAAATTTATTATCTAGTTTAAATAGAGGTAGGACTACAGAATCCTTAATAGAAAATAATCAGTATTTATGGTTAATGAAGATGGGGATAAAAATGGATGGAGTTGGAGGATGGAGAATAGGACATCATGTAAATAGTAATACAGTCCCAACCAATTTTACCACGGATAGAAATATTGCCTTTGTTGTAACTAGAGTACATCATGTAGTAGAAAATCAAGATTGGCAAACTGATTTAGATTGCATTTGCACAGTTGTACCTCAAGGAACAGAAATTTTAGGTGGAGGAGTCAAGTCAGGAGAAGTCACAGGAAAAAATACAACTAATCCGTCAACACCACCCCCGGCTATTTTTCAAGACAGATTTAGAGGAAAAACAGGAACTGTAGACTTTATAATCTAATACATCATGGCTAATTTTTTTTATACAGAAGGCGGTTTTCTTTGGGATGAAAATAACATGCCATACAAAGGATATTATTTCTATACTAACAGAATACCATACGCAGGTATAAACGGAAAGGATACAAGAAAAAGATTATTTTTAGAATATGAATTCAAGAGGAGAGTATATTCTTCTCTTAGTTCAGAGCCAATGGTAGAATATATAAACATAAATCCGTACACCCCAACTAAAGAAGAAATAGAAGAAGAAGGTCTTTATTTTAAAAGATATTTCTACCAAAAACGAATAAAACCAATAACATCTATAACAGAAATTAGTAAAGATGATTATTTTTCTGCTAAAAACTTGCAGGATAACAAAAATAGACTTATATTTGCAGAAATCTATTGGAGAGTTCGCGGAGACAAAGTTCAAGTAGCACAATTAAACAGAAATGAAGTTTTAAGTGCAGAGACAACTTTTCCGGGACTTAAGAGGTTTATTGTAAATTATAATGAGTTTTATATAAATGATGGTTATTGAGAACGAGGATCAACTACGGGAGGTCCAAACTAATTTTTCAGGTTCCTTTGTGTTTCCTATTCCGAAAGATATGTCAAATTTTTCGGAGGGGCTATCTATGTTATTTATACATGACTACAAATCAAATGAGTCATATTCAATAGCATTACAACATCAAGAATTTAAATCAAACATAACATTAGAAACATTACAGAAATTATTATCATTTAATTATGTAATATCTTCATCTAAATACATCTTTGATTACTATTTCCCCAGTAAATTTTCAACCGAGTTTCCGTTACTATATTGGTTAAACAAAGGAGATACAGATTACTTAGAGGATTTATATTCTTTTACATCTAAGTTCAAAAGATTTTATTATCCATCAACATCCTATAACATCTATATTCCATATTACATGTTCTTAAGATGTTTTAATAATCAGTTATCTTATTTAAGCACATTGGATAAGAAATCATCTGTCATTGAAAAATATACATCTATTCTATCATCTTTAAATCATATTAGAGATAATGGAATATGCATTGACATTCCTCAAATAAATGAAGTCTACAATAAAAAATTAAAAACATCTTTATTACATCCTAAATACATGCTCTATAATGCCACAGGAAGGCCCGTAGGGACATGTAATGGCATTAACCTTAGCGCAATACCAAAAGATGAAAAACATCGCTTAGGATTCATTTCTAGGCATAATAGAGGGATGTTAGTAGAATTTGATATTAAGTCATTTCATTTGTATCTCATTGCAAAGGCCATTGGATATACATTAGAAGAAGAAGATGTTCACATGTATCTAGCAAAGATTTATTTTAAGAAGAATAATATATCCCCGCAAGAATATGATGAAGCTAAAAAAATGACTTTCACTAATATTTATTCTGAAAGAGGGGATGCTAAAAAGATTCCTTTCTTTAACGCATTGTATAAATATAGAGATTCGATATATAGTCAAATGGTTCAAGATAAAGAAGTTATTGTTCCATATTGTGTAAGAACTTTAAAACTATCGAATTTAAAGGACGATTATTCCTATACAAAAGGAAAATTATTCTCTTATGTTATACAATTAATGGAAGTTGAACATTTTTTTGACATTATTAATAAAATTATTTTATATTTGCAGTCGAAAAAAACGCAAATCGTATTATATGTGTATGATTCTTTCTTATTAGATTTTGACAGAGAAGATGGACTGGAAACATTAAGAGGAATACAAAAGATTATAAACGATTCTGGGTTTAGCTCATCTGTGAAAATTGGAAAAAACTATTTTAACATGAAATCTTTTGATTTGGAAAACATGAAAGCATGATTGAGAGGAAACCCACAAAATTATTATGTACTTTTTGCCACCCGCATTTTATAGAAAGTACATTGAAGACTATTAAAAACACTTATGATATAACAAACGATAGTGTATTTGTTTTTAGAAATGCATCCGATAATGATGAACTAATTTTGAGTTACAATGTTATTAGAGAGGAAGATTTTACATTACTTCCATCTACCCTAATACTACATCGAAATAAAGAAACCGGAACTTTATTCACTCTAAATGGCCTTAACATACTTATAGAGCAATCTAATAACGGTAAACTTGATGTTAATTACAAGATTGACTGGTATGCTTATGAGAATTGCCTAATAGTTACAGGATCTGATGGATTGAGAATAATTGATCTAAAGTTTCTTTACAAAAAGAATATTTCTAACATTTAATTTATATAGTTATGAGTAATTTTGCTGAACGTTTCAAACAAGAAGCGAGTAAACTTTCTAACTCCGGTCCTACAGGTAGAAAGAAAGGTAAAAACATTTTTGATTACATTTGGAGACCTACATCCGGAACTTCCACCATTAGGATAGTACCAAATAAAAGAGACCCTGAGTGGCCTTTTTATACAGTATATCTACATGGCAGAGATTTCGTTACAAAAATAGGTCTAGCCAATTATGAGTTCGCCTCTCCTAAGACTTTCCAACAAGAAGATCCTGCCGAGATTTTTGCAAACAAGTTATACAGAGAAGATTATGAGAACAACAAGCAGTTTATTAAGTATTTTTCTCCTCAAAAGTTTTACTATGTTCCTATTCTATTAAGAGGGAAAGAATCCTCTGGAATTAAGGTATGGCCTGTAAACACTAAGACCTACGAGAAGATATTTAATATCATGAACACTATTTTTGAGGAAGAAGGAGAGGAATCTTCAAAAATCTTTGACTTAAAGATAGGAACTGATTTGGTTATCACCAAACCTTCGGGAGGTGGCGTAGAAATTACAGCGAAGAGAAGTCCGACTAATTTGATAGAAAGAGCAGAAGAAGGATATACTATTGAGGATTTTAAAAGACAATATGAGGAAATGGGAAATATCGAAGATTTGTATATTACCCATACAAAAGAGGAGATTGAAAAAATGGTAACTTCTTTAGCAGGCTCTTTATTTTCAAAAAGCAAGGCTCCGGAATCAACCGAGATTATACGAGGTGGTACAAATGCGAGAGAAACTACGGAAGAAGTAAGAAACAAACCGGTTGAAAAACCAGTAGCTACTAAATCACTTGAAGACGATTTTTCTAAATTTCTAGATTCTATATAAAAAAACGTTAATTATGGCAAAGAAAAAGGAATCCTCCCAAGAGAGGACTGACACATCTTTTGCATCATCTTTGATAGATGCGATAAATGCTAAGTATAAAAAAGACATAGGGACAGTGGCTTACAAGCTAGAAGACTCTACGCTAGCACCTACAAATGTTAGTGATTTTATACCTACCGGATGCACAACATTAGATATGGCTATTTCTAATAGAGAAAATGGTGGATACCCTGTAGGTAAAATTGTAGAACTAATAGGGTTAGAACAATCTGGAAAGTCTTTATTAGCTGCTCACGCTATAAAAGAAACACAAAAGAAAGGTGGAATTGGGATTATCATAGATACAGAGAGTGCTGTGAGCAAGGAATTTCTAAGCGCTATAGGTGTAGATTTAAAAAAGAACTTTGTGTATGTACAGCATGAAGTTATTGAAGATGTGTTTAATTCCGTTGAGACTATCATAGAACAAATGAGGGCATCTAATAAAGATGTAATAGTAACTATCGTTGTGGATTCAGTAATGGGCGCAAGTACAAAGGATGAAATTGAAGGAAATTACGATAAAGATGGATGGGCTACACAAAAGGCAATTATTATATCTAAAGCCATGCGTAAACTTACAAACTTATTAGGTAGAGAAAAGATTCTTTTAATTTTCACTAATCAACTTAGGCAGAATTTACAAGCAAGACCAGGAATGGGAGATTCTTACACTACTTCAGGAGGTAAGGCTATTGGTTTTCACTCTTCTATAAGGGTTAAGTTAGTTAAGAAAGGAAAAATACAAGGTCCGGAAAAGGATTTACCATTAGGTATCACTACAGAAGCAGAGATTATTAAGAATAGAATAGGCCCTCCGCATAGAAAAGCTTCTTTTAATATTATGTATAATTCAGGAATTGATGATGTAAGTTCAATCATGGACTTTCTTAAAGATAAAGGTATCGCAACATCTTCCGGAGCCTGGTACACTTATAAATATTGTAATAGAGAAACCGGAGAAATCATAGAGGAAATAAGATTTCAAAGGAAAGATTTTTACGATAAATTATTTTCTAGAGAGGAAATACGAAAAGATATATTATCTAATATTTCTGATTACTATATTACAACATACATTAAAAGAGACGGTAGCGACGAAGGGGATTCTACTCCATTCATTCACATAGAAGAAACGGAAGATGACAATTGATTTATCAAAATTGTTGGATAACCATAGATCTATGTCTAACGAAAAGACTGTCCTTATAATAGACGGAACCAATTTATTTGTCAGATGTTTTTGTGCCTATCCTACATTGAATACGGATGGGCACACAATAGGAGGTGTTTTTGGATTCTTAGAAAGCATGTTTTCTTTTGTCAAGACTTACAACATAAATAAAGTTATTGTTGTATTTGATGGACAAGGAGGATCAATACGGAGAAAGAAAATGTATAAGGGCTACAAATCTGGCAAACATAAAGGGCTTAAGTTGAATAGACTTACAGAAAGCAAGACGGAGAGTACAGATAAGGAATCAGAAAGACAAATTAGAAGACTCATAGAGTATTTAAATAATTTACCTGTTGTCCAATTAATTATGGACGGTGTTGAAGCAGATGATGTTATTTCCATACTCGTAAACTCAAGTGAATTAGAAGATTACAAATATAAATTTATAATGTCATCTGATAAAGACTACCTTCAGTTAGTGTCAGAAAACATACAAGTTTATAATCCTACAAAAAAAATCATGTATTCTCCAAAAAAAGTTGTCGAAGAATTTGGAATTATACCAGAAAACTTCGTATATTACAAGGCTTTTATAGGGGACCGAAGCGACAATATTCCTAGCTTCGGTTCTATAGGAGAAAAAAACATAATCAAGTTCTTTCCGGAGATACGAAATACTAAAATAGATGATTTAGATTTCTTCTATAACCGAGCAAAAGATTTGATTTCAGAGGGTAAAAAGTACAAGGGATTAGACAATCTTATTAGCGATTTTGATAAATTAGAATTAAACTATAAATTAATTCAGTTACATAACGTTGATGTTTCTTATCATACGAAAAGTGCAATAAGGAGAATATTGCAGGATTTTGTTCCCTCTAGTTATGACTATGAATTTATGCAGATGTTTGCGTTCGACGGGCTCTTCTCTAGGATTAACGACTTTGATTCATGGCATAGAAACTTTGTAAACAGATTAAAATCATAAATAATGACAGCCAATTTATTAAATTCTTTTGGTACGGATTTTCAAAAGAAGGTTTTGTACAATTTGCTTAATGACGAGAATTTCTTTACTCGCATTATTGACATTCTTGATCCAAATTATTTTGAGAACGAGGCTATGTCTTGGGTAGTGGAAAAAATGTATGACTATTATGAGACATACAAACTGCAACCTACAATAGATGTTTTGAAAATAAACATTAAAGAACTAGCAAATAAGGATGATAATGACTCTCAGGCGGAGAGAAACAAGATTCATGCCCAGAGTATTTACATGTTTCTTAAAAGTTCTTTAGATTTTGCAGACTCTAAGGATTTGCAACATGTCAAGGACAAAATTGTAGAGTTTTGTAGAAATAGGGAATATGTAAAAGCACTAAGAAACGCTGTCGACTTAGTTAAAAGAAATGATTTTGACGCTGCTTTTTCTGTTATAAACAAAGCGCATAATGCAGGTTCTGAATTAGACTTAGGGTACATGTATGAAGAAACTTTAGAAAATAGATACATGGAGGATGATAGAAACCCTATTCCTACTCCATGGCCTGTTCTTAATTCCTACATGAAAGGAGGCCTGTCTTTTGGTGAATTAGGTGTTGAATTTTGTCCACCAAAAGGAGGTAAATCATGGTTACTTATATCCTTAGCTGCTCACGCTATGGAATTAGGAGTGAACGTAATCTACTATACTATGGAATTGTATCCTACTCAAATTTCAAAGAGAATTGACGCTTACATCACAGACATATCATTGGATAACTTGTCTAAAGATAACATGCCTTTGATTAATAAAAAAATGGACGAAATTCCGGGCAAATTAATCATTAAGAAATATGGAGCATACAAGGCATCTACAATGACTATCAGAGGACATTTAGATCAGTGTATCCATCAAGGAATTTCGCCGGGATTAATCATTATAGATGACCCAAAATTACTAAAATCTACAAAGACAGAAAAAAGATTTGCATTAGATGAAATCTTTACAGACATTAGAAACATAGCAGATGAATATAGAGTTCCAGCATGGGTTCCCTCTCAAGCAAATAGAACATCCGAATCAGCTAAAATTGTAAATGGAGAACACATTGCAGAATCTTATAATGTTCTTATGGTATGTGATTTCATGTTCTCACTATCAAGAAAAAACATTTATCACATTGTTGCATCAAGATTAGGAGATTTAGGATTATCATTTGAAGGAACATTAGATACAAGATGTGGAAAACATGTCATTAATAATCTAATAGCAGATGTAGATGATGATGATAGAAGTCCCGCTCCAAAAAATTCAAGTGCATTTGATCCGGCAGAAGTGGATAGGTTTTTTAAGGAGTACAATGAAATTTCAAACTAATTAGGTATTTATTCTTACCGAAAACAAAATTATAAACATTTAACTTTTCACATTATGCCTCTACTAAAAGAAAGATTGCATTTCAAACCATTTGAGTATCAATGGGCTTATGATTATTGGTTCAAACAGCAGAACGCCCACTGGTTGCATACAGAAATTAACATGCAAAAAGACATCAAAGATTGGGATGAAAATCTTACTAAATCTGAAAAAAATGTCATTGGTAACATCTTAAAAGGATTTGCTCAAACTGAAACACATGTAAATGATTATTGGTCTCAATACGTTACTACATGGTTTCCAATTCCTGAAATTAAGATGATGGCAGTAACATTTGGAGCATTTGAAACAATACATGCTACAGCCTACTCCTATTTAAATGATTCTCTAGGCTTAGATGATTTTCAAGCATTCATGCAAGATGAGGCTACCATGAATAAATTGCAAGTTCTGATTGATGTAGATAAAAATGATACTTCCATATCAAACATCGCAAGAAGTCTAGCATTATTTTCTGCATGCGCCGAAGGCATTCAATTATTTAGTTCTTTTGCAGTTCTTCTCTCTTTTAGAAAGTCAAACAGACTAAAAGGCATTGGCCAACAAATGATATTTTCTGTAAGGGATGAGAGTTTACATAGCGAAGCAGGATGTAAATTGTTTAGAGAACTAATTAAAGAGAATCCTGACATCTGGACATGGGAATTTAAGAAAAGTATTATAGAAGGAGTTCAACTATCTCTTGTAAATGAATTCTCATACATAGAGAGTATTTTTGAAATGGGCGAACTAGAAACCATATCAAAAGAAGAACTCAAAAATTTTATGTACGACAGAGCTAATAGAAAACTAGTTGAATTAGGATTAGAACCCGTATACAAAGTAAACCCAAAATTAATGGAAAATATGTCTTGGTTTTACATTATGGTTTCTGGTGAGCAACAAACCGATTTCTTTGATAATAGAGAAACCGGCTACGCAAAACCTAATGAAGATTGGAACAGTGATGACTTATTTTAAAATATAAACAATGAACGAATTACACGATTTAGCTAAAAAGCAGGGTTGGTCTATGGATGACATACCGGAATGGGGTAATAATAGCTTATACCTAACAACTATACTTGGAGGTTACTTGCAGAATAAAGAAACCCCAAAAGAAGCCTATAATAGAATAGCTAGTACGGCTGCAACTTATTTAAACAAACCTGAATTATTCTCTAAGTTTTTTGAGATACTATGGAATGGATGGTTAATACCCTCTACTCCGGTAATGAGCAATTTTGGGACTAATAGAGGATTACCTATATCATGTTTTGGTGGATATATAGGAGATTCTATGTACGATATATACAGAAAGAATCTTGAAATGGCTATATTATCTAAACATGGAGGAGGAACAGCTTATGATTTTTCTGAAATTAGGCCTAAGGGAGCCCCAATAAAAGATGGCTCTAACGGTACTACTGATGGAATTATACCTTTTATGAAGTCTTTTGATTCTACTATTATAGCGTCTAAGCAAGGTAAGATGAGAAGAGGTGCTGTAGCTTTGTACCTGTCTGCAAATCATCCTGAGTTTTCTGACTTCTTAAAAATCAGAGAGCCTAAAGGAGATATTAATAGACAGTGCCATAATATTCACATGGGAGCCAAATTCTCCAATGATTTTATGGAGGAAGTTGTCAATAAGAATGGTAGTAAACGAGAATTGTGGTTAGAGCATATTAAAACTCGAGTTAAAACTGGAGAGCCTTATACATTTTTTACAGACAATGCTAATGCTAATCTGAAAAGTACATTCTCTACATATAATCTTAAAGTGAGGCACAGTCAATTATGTGCGGAAATAATGCTACCTTCTGATGAAAATCACACTTTTGTATGTTGCTTATCCTCTATGAATTTGTATAAATGGGAAGAGTGGTCAAAAACAGATGCGGTTTATTACGCTACTATATTTTTAGACGCTGTTATTTCTGAATTCTTGGAGAAAGCTAAACACATACAAGGAATTGAAGACTCTATAAGATTTGCAGAAAAATCTAGAGCTTTAGGACTTGGAGCATTAGGATGGGCTTCTTTACTTCAAAAAATGAGGATTCCTTTTGTAGGCATACAGGCGACTTCATTAACTAGAGTTATCTTTAGCCACATGAAGGAAAAATCAGATAAGGCTTCTATGTGGATGGCAGATGAGTTTGGTGAGCCTACATGGTGTAAAGGTAGCGGCTATAGAAATTTAACGTGTATTGCTGTAGCACCTAATAGAAGTTCATCTAAATTAGCCGGCGGTGTATCTCAAGGAATAGAACCTTTTGCGGCAAATTTATACATGGATGATGATGCAAAAGGGGCTCACCTAAGAAGAAATCCCGATTTAGAAATATTATTAGACGAAAAGGGATTGAATACTCCTCAAGTATGGGATATAATTGCAGAAGATAAAGGATCTGTTAAAAATATAGATGGATTAACCGAAGAGGAAAAAGAAATATTTAGAACCTTTAAGGAAATTAATCAATTAGAATTAGTTAGACAAGCTGCCGTTAGACAAGAGTATATAGATCAAGGACAATCTTTGAATCTTGCTTTTTTTCACGACGCTCCTGCTAAATGGATAAATCAAGTACACATTGAAGCCTGGAAACTAGGAATAAAAGCTCTGTATTACCTAAGATCTGAAAGTAACTTGAGAGCTGATAGTAAACAACAGAGAGATTTATATTCTGAATGTATTGTTTGCGAAGGATGATAATAAAATTAGAGAGGCTTTTTAGCCTCTCTTCTTAAAACTATTATGTTGTTATTTGGTTATTATAAAAAAAAACAAAATGATTGAGCGTAAAAAGACAGAATTAGAAGAAATATTCGATAATTTGAAAGAATTAGTTCTATACAAAGATGATAAATATAATGGAGCAGCAGATTCTCCATTAAATATTTTTACAGGAAAGCATAAATATGGATATAGGATTGATGATAAATTAAAAAGAATTCAAACATCTTCCGAACTCAGAAAAAACGATATAGTTGATTTAGTTGGCTACATAGCATTAATATTAAGAGATAAAGAATGGACTAATTTTGATGATTTAAAAGATTGATTATATTCTATGAGAGTATGTAATAGTTGTAACATAGAAAAGGAAGATGAAGATTTTCATCTTAAAGGAAGTGGAAAGAGAAGATGTGTTTGTAAGAAGTGTTACAATAGTAACTGGAAGTATAGAGTATTAAATAGCGTAATAGGGAGAGAGACTAGGAAAAAAGCAGAAACTGAAAGCGACGAAAGTAAAGAGAAGAGGTTTAGAGACAGGGAAATAAATGGTAATTTCCTAGAGAACTTAAGAGAAAAACAAAACGGAATGTGTTATTGGTTAAATATACCAATAGATTTTACAATGGAGGATAGACTACGGAAGCCTAGTTTAGATAGGTTAGACAACAATATTGGATACCGTATAGATAATGTTGTTTTAACTACAGTTTTTGCTAACACCGGAAGAAGAGACGCTACAGTGGAAGAAATGTTAAAATTTATTGCGGATTATTTATAGTACATTTAGTTTTTTAAAAAAAGGTTATGGCAATTATAAAAAATTATATTACATGTAAAAACTTAGATGAAGTAAAGGATTTAGCTGAAAAGATAAATAACCATACTATCATAAGTTTTGACGTGGAGTCCACAGGTCTTAACGTGAGAAAAGACCTTATCGTGGGTATGTCATTCGGCTTTGAACCCGGACTATCTTATTATTTACCTACCTATGAGTGGTCAGTAGAAAAAAAAGAATTAATTGCTTTATCTATAGATTCTTATAGTAATGTTAAATTAGCCAAAGGTCTTGTTAATAAATTAGTGGGGAAGAAGCTAATAATGCATAATGCTTCTTACGATACTTCTATTGTGCTAAGTAACTATGGAATTGACCTACTCCCATCTTTACACGCTGATACTATCTTGTTAGTACATACAACTAGAGAGGAAGGATCTGTAGGTTACGGTAGGCCTTTCGCTCTTAAGTCCATCGGAAAACTTGTTCAAAAATACATAGATTTAGATGTAGATAAAGAAGCGAACGAGGAACAAATCTTGATGAAAGAGTCTGTAAAAAACAATGGCGGTCTTGTAACTCAGGATAATTTTGAAATATACAAAGCTGACTTAAGTATTCTATCTAAGTATGCTTGTGCAGATACTGATTTAACATTAAGGATTTTCTTACTTTTTTCTAAAGTACTAGAAAAAGAGGGGCTAGAAGATTTTTTCTACAATATCGAAGTAATGCCTCTATACAAGGAAGTGACTGTTCCTATGGAAAGAGAGGGGATTTTAATGGACTTTAATAAAATTAAAGGTGCACAGGATGATATTATTGAAGATATAAAAACTATAAAAGAAGAAGTATATACTTCATTAAGAGAGTCTAATGAATTTAAAAGCTGGGTTTACTTCACTGCTAACAGTAAATATCCTTCTTTCAAGAAAGAGGGAGACACATGGATTCCGTCAAGAGGCGCAATCCTCCCGGAACTTGTTAAATTAGCAGGTATTTCGGATCATTTTTTAAATGATAAAAACGAAATAAAAATACTAAAAAATAAAGTTTTAACTTTGCCTGAAAGCGAAGTAAAAAAATACCTTCTAGGAGAAACATTCTCTCCTATATCTATTTCAGATAATCTTAAAAAACTTTTAGCTTTCTCTTCCGTTAATCTGTGGAAAAAAGCTAACGACAATGAACTTATAAATATAAACTCAAAACAACAGCTAGCCTCTTTCGTATTTAATTTTTTGAATGAAAAACCAATAACATATACGGATAAAGGAGCAGCACAGTTTAATGAGTCTTTTGTAGAAACAATAAGTGATAAATATGACTGGAGCAGAAAATTAACTGTGTACAATAAGCTAAATAAACTAAAATCAGCATACATGGATAGATTTTTAGATAGCTGCGAAGATGGGAGATACTATTTTTACTATCAACAGCATGGGACTGTCTCCGGAAGATATAGTAGTGACGCACAACAACTCCCTAGACCTTTCGAATCAGATCAAGGTGTAGATCCTAGAGTTTACAAGTACACTAACATGATTAGAACTTTTTTCATTTGTGATGAAGGGACTACTTTTATAGATTGTGATTACGTTAGTTTAGAGCCTCACATATTTGCTCACATAAGTGGAGACGAAGGACTTAGGGATATATTTAGAAAAAATTGGGACTTCTATTCTCGAATTGCAATAGATACAGAAAAGCTACCCCAGTATTCAGCCGATCCGGAGGATAGTAATTTCTTAAAGAAAGCCAATAAAACTTTGAGAAACAAAGCAAAAAGCTATTCCCTAGGTATTCCTTACGGAATGTCTGCTTTCGCTTTAGGAAAGACTATAGAAGTTTCCACAAAAGAAGCTAAAGTATTAATAGACGGATACTTAAACGCATATCCTGAACTTAAAAAATGGATGGTAGAAAGTGAGGAGTTTGTAAAAAATAATGGGTATATTAAATGTCAATCTGGAAGAATAAGACATTTACCAAAAGTAAAAGAATATTACACAAAATTCAAAGACAAGCTACTTGATTATGATTTTAGAGAAAGCCTAAAAAGAGATTTCAGCGAAAAAGAAATTTTAGACATGTATAGAGATTATAAGAATGGATTAAATAATGCTAAGAACATTCAAATACAGTCTATGGCAGCTCACATAGTAAATAAATCCGCTCTGTTAGTTAATAGAGAATTTATAAAACGGGGAATCAAAGGACTAGTTGTAGCGCAAATCCATGACCAGTTAATATTCAAGGTAGAAAATTCTAGGAAAGAGGAAGCATTAAGTATAGTTCAGGATATAATGGAAAACTCCACAAAATTGAGCATAGACTTAAAAGCTCCGCCGGAATTATCTAAAAATTGGCAAGAAGGACATTAATTAATAATTATGAACTAATTATTGTAGAACTTAGAACTTTTTATTTACTTTAACGTTTTATTAAAAACTAAAAGAATGAATTTACCACCAATGGAACCTGCAAAATTACAGATAACTCCGGAACAAATGGATTCTATCTGTTGTGACGCTTGCGGACATGAATATTTTAAGCAAGTTTTAATCCTTAAAAGGATTAGTAAGTTGTATACAGGCACTACAAAAGACAAAGTTGTCACAATGCCCGCTTTTGTATGCGACGCTTGCGGAGAACCTATAGATATGGAAAAATTGTCATAAGTAAAAATAAATGGTTTTGGAAGATTTAAAATTAAAGTTGAATGAGGCTGTGGTTTTCGCTAATGAAGTAAAACAAAAACCTCACAGGCATGTTTCGTTCTCCCAGTTCTCTATGTACAGTCAATGTGCTAAAAAATGGTTTTTGAGCTATGCCTTAAAACTAGGTACGAGACCTCCTTCTATACACATGACTTTCGGTACAGCTTTTCATGAAGTACTGCAAGAGTATATAACTTTGTACCATGATAAAAGCAATAAAGAAAATGAAAAGGTTAATTTTGATATAGAGTTAATAAATAAAATAAAAGAGATATATAAGAGAGATTTTAATAATTATGGGAAACATTTTTCCACGAGTTCAGAATTATCTGAATTTTGCGAACAAGGTGTAAAAATCCTAAATCATATAAGAAGTAATTATAATTCATATTATGATAGACAAAATTGGACGCTCTTGGGCGTTGAGGTTCCTCTGATGGTAAAAATACTAAATTCAGAGGAGCCTCTCTATTTTATTCTTTTCATAGATTTATTATTCTATGATAAATCAAATAACACTCTGATAATAGATGATATAAAAACTTCAGGAAAAGGATGGAGTTCCTATTCCAAGAAAGATAAAATAAAAACTTCTCAGGTGTTACTATATAAGGCTTTTCTATCTAAAAGTCTAGGGCTAGATTATCAAAGTATAGATACGAGATTTACTATAGTGAGAAGAATAACAGACGCTTATGAATTTCCTCTTAGCAGGGTACAATTATTTAAGCCTGCTCAATCAAAAAAATCTACTGATATAGCTTTAGATAATTTTAAAAATTTCGTAAAAACGGTATTTGATAAAGAAGGTAATTATAGGCATGATATTGAATACCCAGCCGTCAAGGGGAATAATTGTTTTAATTGCAATTATTGTGAATTTAATGATAGACATGATATTTGTCCTGTAGAGAATAGATTATAAAATTATAAATTACATAAAATGAATTTTGAATTACCTAAACTAAGGAAAATAACCAATAGACCAAAGAAGAAAAAAATACTTCTTCTTTCGGATGACCTGCGTCTAAATTCGGGTATTGGTGTAATGTCTAGGGAACTCGTTGTTGGGACGGCAAAATACTTTGATTGGGTTCAACTAGGTGCCGCTATCAAAAACCCTGATGCGGGTAAAATAATTGATGTCTCAGAGGATGTTAACAAAGAAATGGGTATTGATGATGCTAGTGTGTTAATCTACCCCAATAATGGATACGGAGATCCTCAAAAATTGAGGGAAGTTATTTCCAGAGAATCGCCTGATGCAATATTGCATTTTACGGATCCTCGTTTTTGGGAATGGTTATATGACATGGAGAGAGAAATTAGAACATCTATTCCTTTAATGTACTATAATATATGGGACGATTTACCATACCCTCATTGGAATGCAGAATTTTACGCATCATGTGATTTTATATTCAACATTTCCAAACAGACTCATAATTTAGTTAATGTAGTTTTAGAAGAGAATGAGTATAAATCTCATGACTTAGATTCTGGAATGCCTGAAAATTTTTCGAATGACACAACATATACTGCTTATATCCCACATGGAATAAACAATAAGCATATCTATAAAATATCAGAGAAGAGCGAAGTATTTGAAGAGTACACGAAATACATATCTGAGTTCAAAAAAGAAACTCCAACAGATTTCTTAGTATTTTGGAACAATAGGAACATAAGGAGAAAACAACCAGGAGATGTCATACTTGCTTTTAGTAAATTTTGCGAACTTTTAAAAAATTACAACAAAGCTAGTAGATGTGTATTGGTTATGCATACAGACCCTATTGATGGAAACGGGACAGATTTAATAGCTACTGTAAAAGCCATAAACCCAATAGGTAAAGTAATTTTTTCAGATAAGAAAATAGACACTAAAACTCTAAATTTTTGGTATAATTTTGCCGATGTTGTTGTAAATATAGCATCTAACGAAGGTTTTGGATTATCAGGAGCTGAAGCTATAATGGCCGGAACTCCAATTATAAATAATGTTACAGGAGGACTACAGGATCAATGTGGATTTGTGGACAGTAAAGGAAATCACATGAAGTTCACAAAAGATTTTCCTACAAATCATTCAGGAGTTCTTAGAAACCATGGAGAATGGGCTTATCCTATATTTCCTAGTAATAGATCTTTGCAGGGCTCTCCTGCTACTCCATATATTTTTGATGATAGGGTTTCTTTTGAAGATGTAGCTATAGCTCTTTTACATTGGTATAATATTCCAAGAATAGAAAGAAAGGCATTAGGAAGTAAAGGTATAGACTTTGCATTAAGTCCTGAAATAGGTATGTCAGCCGAAGAAATGAGTAATAGATTTATCAAAAACATAGGGATAGCTTTAGAAAACTGGAAACCTAGATCTAGGTTCTCGCTTCACAAAATAAAACCAGAAAAAAATAATAAAGCAATAGGAATTTTATGAAAAAGAAAGTAACTCTAGTAGCACCTGTATATACAGCTTCAGGATATGGAGCACATGGTAGAGATATTGCCTGGGCATTAATAGCATTACAGGATAAGTACGATTTAAAGATTGTCTCTACGGCATGGGGAAATACACCGACCAATGCACTAGACAAGAATAATCCAAATGATTTAGAGATTATAAAAAGAATCGTACCTAAAACCGACGCAAACGACGATATTTTCATACAACTAACTATTCCTAATGAGTTTGTTAGATGCGGGAAGTATAATATAGGATTTACTGCTGGAATTGAAACAGACATGTGTGCTCCTAAATGGATTGAAGGATGTAATAACATGGATATGCTTCTTACAACATCTAAACATTCTCTGGATGTCATAAATGATTCTGTATTTGACAAAGTAAACAAGAATACAAATCAGCTCGAAGGGACTCTAAAGCTCAGAGATGGCCTCAGAAAGGAGATATTATTCGAGGGGGTTGATACAACAGTATATACAAATAAAATGGATCCTGATGAAGATATGAGGATTCTAGACCATGTTAAAGAAGATTTCTGTTATCTATTTGTAGGACATTGGCTTCAAGGTTCTTTTGGGAATGATAGAAAGAATGTGGGAGCCATGATAAAAGTATTCTTTGATACATTTAAAAGAATGCCCGCGGATAATAGGCCGGCGTTAATACTAAAAACTAGTGGAGGTAAATACTCGGTAGGTGATTTAAATGAAATACAATCTAAAATTAGGTCTATAACAGATGGAGAAGAAGGCCCTAATATTTACATACTTCATGGAGATTTGTCTGATGGGGAAATGAATAATCTATATAATGACCCAAAAGTAAAAGCAATGATTTCTTTTACTAAGGGAGAAGGATATGGCAGACCTCTAGCAGAATTTTCTGTAACTGGGAAGCCTATTATTGCTTCTAATTGGTCCGGACATCTTGATTTTTTACATCCAAAATATTCTTCTCTACTCCCGGGCAGATTAGAGCCAGTAGATAGATCTGTATTGAATGAGTGGTTTATTCAAGAGGCAAAGTGGTTTACTGTTGATTATATGTATTCGGCTGGGGTTATTGCAGATGTTTTCACAAGATATAAAAAACACAAAGAAAACGCGGAGAAGCAAAGAGTACATACACTAACTCATTTTTCTTTTGAGAAAATGGTAGATAAGTTAGAGGAAATCTTAGATTCCATTGAGACAAATCAGTCTAGCAATCAACCTAAATTAAATACATTAAAATTACCAAAACTAAAACTAGTAGAATGATTAGCGAAACATTAGAAGAGAAATCTCCTATAACAGGAAAAGATGAAGTTATTGTTGAACTCACTGACTCTGGGATTCTTACCAAATTGTGTATGGGCGGCGGCTACTATACAGACTCAAGTCTTGTTCTCGGGTCGGATAATCAGATTCAGTATGAGTCGACGCTGCCCCGGATTTGCATCGACAAGAGGCATATTGACGTGGATAACAGCGTTTGGTACCCCTTTATTTTCTCGTTAGACAAAGCGGTTATTTTTCCGGACGAGGGTGATAATCGAAAATTAGTATGGAAAGTTTGCGCTATTGTAGACTTCACTAAGGACGATATTAAATCGTACCCTAATGCAGAAATTCAAAGGAAAGTAGATGTGGACAACGCTATTGAATTTGAATCGAATGGTTTTGCCTTAGCTTTTGAGAAACTATATGAATTAAACGCTCCAAAATACAGAGAAATTGGATAACATATTTATTTCCTACTGTGTTACCGCCTGCAACGAGAACGAGGAATTGTTTATACTACTTTCCCAGTTAGAAGGTGTATTAGGCGTAGATACAGAGATTATAGTACAGACTGATTCCTCTAAAGTGACTAAAGATGTTCTGCATGTAATTAATAATCATGACATCTCGGATTCTATAAAGCATGTAAATTTTCCATTGAACGGAGATTTTGCAACATTTAAAAACAATTTATTCAAACATGCAAGGGGAGAATGGATTTTTCAAATTGATGCAGATGAATTGTTGAATCAATATTTGCTTTATAATGTCAGAGAATTGTTAGAGATGAATGAAGACATGGAGATGATTGCTGTTCCTAGAGTGAATATAGTAGAGGGTCTTACGCAGGATTGGATAAATCAATGGAGATGGAATATAAGTAAACAGGATAATGCCATAGGTTCTACTACAGAGCCTATAAGCATTTACAGTGACTTCTATAAGGTTCTTGAGATGAATAATCTGATTAAAGAGGATTATAAGGTAAATGATAAAGGAGATAGTAGAATAGTTGTTTACCATAAGCCTATTATTAATTTTCCGGATTATCAAACTAGGATTTACAGGAACAAGGATAGTATAAGATTTAAGAATAAGGTACATGAGGTAATTGATGGATATTCACATTACTCTGCTATTCCTAGTGAATGGAATTGGTGCTTATTACATGTTAAGGATATTAATAAGCAGATAAGTCAAAATGAAATGTATTCTAAATTATAATATGATTATTCCTAAATGTTGAACTTATGTTACGTATTAGATTAATGGATGATGATAAGGGGAGGAATAGAGCTACATATAGAGGATTTTTGATGTATAAAGATTTGTTCAATGATGTAGGAATAGATTTTATTATTGCTGGGGGTAGTGTGAACAGTTGGGATATAAGCATTTTAGGTGACGAGTGTTTCATTAACCGGCGGGCGAAGTCTTTACAGGAGTCTATTGATTATGGATTAGAAAGATTACATGAGATAGATGGGAGATACATGCTATATGATGGTTCTGATTCTCCATCTATTTTAGGATCTTATGAAGTATTTGAGAATAGCAATGCAGAGAGATTAATAAAGAATCAAATGTATGCTAAAGATGTATATAGCATTCCATCTCCATTGGGTAAAGAATGGTGGAACATGTATGCCGGCCCGGAGGATAAAATTTCCTATGATGTAAAAAGATATGATGACATTGTTTTATCTGGTTATAATATTGGGTACTATCATCCACAATATATTCAATTTGCGAATCATGAAGTAAAAAAAGAACATGATGTATTTGCAGTTTATCAAGCGGATCATAAGGAGAATTATGACTTTGGAATTCGCAACGATTTATATTATAGTAGACATAGAAAGCGGAGCTTGGACGAGTTGGATAAGTTGGATGGCACCTATAATATCCTTTCTGGCAGGCTTAATGCTGAAGATTATAGCATAGCATTGATGAAAAGTAAATGTGCTGTATCTCCTTTTGGCATGGGTGAGATATGTTTTAGAGATTTTGAGGTATGGAATACTGGATGTATATTGATTAAGCCTTTCATGGATAATGTCATTACTTATCCTAATCCTTATATAGATAGAGAGACTTATTTTGCATGTAATAATAATTGGGATGATTTAAATGATATTATTGATGTTGTATTATCATTGAACAATAATGAGGTTAAAGATATTAATAGTAATGTGAGGAAGACATTGATTGATATTTATTCCCCGCAGAATTTTGTAACACATTTTTATAATATTTTGGCAAACCTGAATGGAGTAACTAAAGAATCATGAACAAATTTATAGAGATTTTAAGATCATGGGGAATTCAATTAAACCCCAACGAAAAACAAAGTAAACTAGCGGAGGCACGTATAGCAATATGCGATACCTGCGAACACAAAAAAACGTCTCCTACCATTCATTGCGGTGTATGCGGATGTTTATTGAAGAGTAAGATATTTTCTCCGGTAGAAAATGCTTGTCCTGAAGGTAAATGGGCTGAAGTGGATAAGAACATGACAAAGGAAATAAAAGAGTTGGCTGATCAAATACCTGAGTATGTTGCTCCACCGGTACCTGCTATGGAACCCGCTCCATCATCTACTTTAAAATTTATTTGCGCACAGCCTGCTACTTTATATTATGCTTGGCAAGTAGAAGTTATGATTGCAAATTTTCTAGAAATGGGAGTAGAACCTTCCTCAATTAACATTGTTTGTGCGCTAGATGAAACAAATACCATTCCTAATTCCTGGTTTAAGCTAATTATGAAATATAATTCGGTGAGATATTACTTCTACCCGGATACAAGACAGTCTAAAGATTATGTTTCTTCTATAAGACCTAATATTTTAAAACAACACTGGGAAAGAAATCCTGATTTAGTGAATGATGTTATATTCTATCATGACTGTGATATAGTATTAACAAGACCCGTAAAAGAGTGGATTAGTGATACTATGATACAGGATAGTAACTGGTATGGTTCTGATTGTAATTCATATCTTTCTTATGACTATATAGAGAGTAAAGGAATCGACGTGCTTAATTCCGTCTGCTCTATAGCTAATATACCTCAAGAAACACTATTAGCAAACAATTACAATAATATAGGCGCACAATACCTTCTAAAATATATCACTTCTCATTTTTGGTTTGATGTAGAGAGAGATTCCGAGAATTTATTTAGGGATATCACAGCAATTAACAACTTAAAAAAGCAGGAAGACCCTAACTACGACGAACTTCAAATTTGGTGCGCGGATATGTGGGCAATATTATTCAACGGATGGAAGATGAATGCCAACACAATCGTACATGGCAACTTATCTTTTTCTTGGGCAACAGATGACGAAAATTCGTGGTACCGAAACAATATCTTCCATAATGCCGGAGTAGTTGAAGGAAATCCGGAGTTTTTCTGTAAAGCTAATTATACAGATAAATTACCTTATAATGAACCGGATTTATATACTCCCGGTACAGCAGGTAAAAAATATTGGGAATTAGTTCAACAAACAGGTAAGAATTCTTGTTTACTAGAGTAATGTTATTTTTCTTTTGTCATATAACTATTATATATTAATTAGTTAATAATCTAGAATCGGTAGTTTAAGTAAAACAACAAAGTTATTTGAGAGATGATGGAAAAGCCATCCCGATTTTTTTTAAGTTCGCTTTATGGAAATTCGTGAAAATATGGATTTGAAACCTTTACCCGGGGAGGTGTGGAGACCTTTTCCGAATTATGAGGATTGGTATCAAGTCTCTAACTTAGGAAGGGTAAAAAGGATGGACAGGTTATGTACACAAAAGAGAAAAAGAGAAGACGGGTCTGAATACGACTATTCATCATATACGTTAAAGGAAGCAATTCTCGCTCAATCTTTCACAACAGCGGGATATCTAATGATTAGATTCTCTTATCCAATAAAGGAAACCGGTGTTGTATCTAGGTTCAATGTGGCTATGCACAGAGCAGTAGCTATGGCTTTTATTCCAAATCCTAATAATCACCCACAAGTAAATCACATAGACGGAGAAAAAACAAATAATACCGTATCTAACCTAGAGTGGTGCAATAATTCTAGGAATCAAATACACAGAAATTACATTTTAGAAAAAAAATCTAAGAGTAAATACTTAGGATATTTGATGAGAAATAAAAACAAATTATAGATTATGCAAAATGTTGTTTATTGGATTGGTGTCAAGAACAAAAATCCTCACATGAATGATAAACATGGCGGATTTAGTTATCTCGACGTATCTAGGAAAACATGGGAGTGGTGGTGTCAAAAAAATAATGTAGTTTTTGTACCTTACGAATTGTCCGACTATAATCCTGAAAAACCCGGAACCAAAGTTACTTGGCAAAGATGGTTTGACATGAAAAGAGTTATATCCGATAAAGGAATTACTCCTAATTGGATATGGGCAGTTGATGGATCTACTATGATAAGATGGGATGCACCTGCTCCTTGGGATGAACAAGAACTTAATCCGGAGATTATTTACGGTCATAGGTCTTTAGAAAATCTATACTGGATAAATGAGGGAATACAAGGTTACAAAGATTTGTTCTCGGTAGTTTTTGATTTAAAAAAATATATATGCACCGGTAATGTTATCCTTAATTCTAAGAACTATGGTTTTCTATCCGACTTAGAAACTTTTTTTAAAGAGAAGAACAAGGAGATTATGTTCTTAGAGAATGAAAGAATAAAAAGAGGTACAGATCAGCCTGTTTTTAATTACTTTCTACAGGACAACAATATTCCTTTTGACGTATGTACACTCAATCCTGCTTATATGCTTACACATTTAAATAGATTTAATTGGATGAGTCATAATTGGCAAATAGGGAATAAAGACCCTTTCTTTATTAAGTATGGGTGGTTATGGATGTTTAGTGGATTTCCAACTAGAGGAGATAGATATGAATTAATGGCAAAAACATGGGAGCTAGTAAAAAAATATTATGAGTAAAGATATAGTTGTACAAATAGCAATAAATAAATCGGAGAGGTCCGCTAATCAAGGATACTCTATAAGCTCAAAATCCTGGAAAAAGTGGTGCGATGCAAATAATGTGGAGTTATTCTCCATTTCCGATGAGGTTGTTTCTGACTTAGGATATCAATGGAATAAGTTATTCATCCTAAATATACTAGATATAGAAGGAATTGATTATAATAGAGTTTTATATGTAGATTCTGATACTATAGTACATCCCAAGATGCCTTATATATTTGATTTAGTGGGAGATAAATTTGGAGTAGTTAGAAATTTCGGATGTATGGATTGGGTATGCAGGAGTATTGAAAATTGTTCCGATGTCCTGTTTAATAAGTCTGTATCTGTAAGTCCTTTCCGGTACTTTAATTCCGGAGTTATGGTATTCAATAAATCCCATAAAAAATTCTTCGAATTGGTAAAAGATTTCTACTCAGAGAATAAAGGTAAACTAGAGGACTTTCAATCTCTTGGAGTAGGTAAGGATCAACCTATTTTAAATTATTTGACAGAAATTCACAATATAGAAAAAGAGTATCTGCCTTACGAGTATAACATGCAGGACATGAATAGATTCGAAGTCCTTACTCCAGATATGCTTCACACGACTTTTGGTTGGATTTATCATTTTAACGGCGGCGTTAAGCCAACTCCCGGCCACTGGATGCAAGAAACTTTTAATTTCCTAAATAGCAAATATGACTAAGCTAAAGTATAAATATGTTATAGGCACTAATGTTATGTTTTATGAAATAGACATGTTGCCTTATTTAGTGGAAAGTATAATAGACTCGGTAAAAGATATAGAAAATCAAGAAAATATCTACATAGATTTACTGCTAAATACTTGCGAGTCTTTTGAAATATGCGAAAGCAAAACTAGATTAACTGAGATAACATGGAAATTCATGAAAATAATCAGTTTACTAAAGGAAAAAACAAAATGTAATATAATTCAAACTGATTTACCAGAGGATACGGGAGAACCTTACACCATGGTAAATTATCGAAGAGATTTAAATTATAGATATGCTAATAAAGTAGATTGGGTTATTTGGGGAGAAACTGACTGCTTAGTACCTCACCCTGCTTTCAGGATACTGGACGAAATAAGAGAGGCCGCTGCTTTAGATAATTGTTACAGATATATTACTACATTTGCTGATAGGAAAATGTGGGATGCTTCATGGGAACCCTTAGAACATATTGAATTTAAAAATCTACCATATTATGAAAAATCAGATCCTAGATGTTTTACCGAAAAACATTCTATAAGATATGTTATGACTAAAGATGAAATGGATGAGATAAATAAAAAATATGAGTCACATGATGAGATAGAAGTGTTATATCATCCTAAATTTGATGGAAGTTTTTTATGCATAAGTTCTGATTTAATAAAAGCCGGAGCAAATATTCCGTTAGGATTTTGGGGATTAAGTGGTGAAGATACTGCCTTTATGTATGAATGCATGAAAGTCATGGATAAAATGTACGTACAGTATGTAGTAGAGTACATACTTAAGGCACATAATAGGGAGCATCCGGAAAAAAGAAAATATGCACTATCTGTATTCGATAAGACAGAAAGCACGCAAGGGAAAAAAGGAGAATGGTATAATATCGTAAGAGATATGAACCGAGATAATCTAAATAAGCTCTACGACGGACGTAGCAAGCAGAGTAAATTAAATACTTATCAAGATTTCTTAAATAAAATGAAAGAACATGGCATCTGATGATATGAAAAAAACTCTAAAGGATTTAGAGAAAAGTCTCAAAAAAATAAAAATACATCAAAAAAATATTAGCAAGATGGCTAAAGACTTTTCAAAAGCAGAAAAAGCTTATAAGAAATTAGCCTCTGTTAGTGATTTTAAAACAGATAAAAAGTCATATAAGTATCCTATAGAAGTACTAAATTATAAAGAAGTTAAAGCCGGGGATGACAATATGTTTTTTGGGGGTAGCGATGATGATGAAAAAATTTCATGGAAGAAGCAGAAAAAATTAGACAGTGAAAAGTTTATGACCAAAAAAACAGAAAGGGAATTTAAATTATTGGCCTATATGAGTGGAATACCTCCTGAAACTGATTTATCCGATGTGCAAAAAGTGGTTATAAAAAAGAAAAATACAGGGGAAACCTATTTCTTATTTGAGTCAAAAAGATATCACGTGGAAACTGAATACGACTTTAATACTAAAACGCTTGTAAATAAATTCATAGGAACAATAAAAAAGGAAGGAGAAGATGTTTCGGGAGGTGGATTAAATATATTAACTCGTCAAATAGCAAATTTAAAAGCTTTTGGTAAGATACGAAAAATAGAGGGGGAATTTCTTAGAAGAGGAAATTCTACAGGCTACTATGCATATCTAAGGTATGGATTTATTCCGGATAGAGTAGCCCAAAGCACTTATTCGGATTTAATAGACGAGTACAATAAATTATATCCTAGCGATAATGTTAAAAAAATTGAGGATTTCTTAAAGTCAGAAACAGGAAGAAATTTTTGGAAAGAAAAAGGAAATGATTGGGACGGACATTTTGATTTATCAGATAACTCATACAGCATGAAAGTACTAGAAGACTACGTTAAAAATAAGATTGATAAAGACCTGTTCAACTTAACATTTAAATAACCATGGAAGAAAAATTACAACTAGTACAAAGAACTTTAAGAGATCTTGTAAGGTTTAATACTGATAAAGAAGATTTAAATTTAGATGTTGCGTTTATATTAGCCTCAAATGACGATGAATTGATAGACGAGTTTAGAAAGATGTACTATCATAGAAATTTTAAATGGGTGAATGATATAGACAATGAAATAGCTGATATTTTGTTTGAGATATACGGTTTATATTTTGACGAAACAACAGACGATGAAAATATTTAAATAGATTATAACATGGGTTACATTTTACCAGCCTTTTACCAGGCAATCGCTCAAGAAAAACTTAGGAGGCCCTGTCCTAAAATATTTGTAGAGACAGGGACTTTTAAAGGAGGGTCGGCACTTACGGCACTTAGACACAATGGAAACTTAGATGATTTTGACAAATGGGTTACTGTAGAATTAGGTGACTCTATTTCTAGAATAGCATCTAACCGGTTCAAGAAATTAGAAGAGAAAGGAGAATTTTTTGAAGAAATTTTAACAGACGACACAGAAGATGCTGATTTCAATGAGGTCTGCTCTTATTTCTCGGAAAAACTTTGGTTATATAAGAATGATAGCGTATCTTTCCTACGTGAATTTTTGAAGGACAGAGAAGAGCCTATGTGCTTTTGGCTAGACGCTCACGCAGGTGCCGACAAATATGCGAGAGGAGAAGACGACGTTCCACTCCTAAAAGAACTCGAGCTTATTTTTGAATCCGCCCAGGAAAATGATTTAATTGCTATTGACGACGCTCATTTATTTGGGACTAATCAAGATGGAAAATGCGACTACACAGGCATTACATTAGAGACAATCAAGAATCTTTCTAACTCTTATGGATATTCTGTATATGCCTCTAGTCCTTATAACATGGAAATGCTAATAATTTTTCAAGAATGAGAATTTTAATTATACATCAGCCATATCCCATGGGTAATTATAAGTTATCGGAAACATTGGGAAAAAAATTACACGAGAAAGGACATGAAGTCATTTTGCTGCATCAATTAAATATGTCAAAAATAGATGCTAAACATGCAGAAGAATATAAGAATAGCATTGATGAAATGGATCCGGATGTCATTTATTATGAAATGTTGGATGCAGCTACATTCGATATAATTAAAAATGTAAAATGTAGAAATAGAATATTATGTGCAACATCTAATGGCATTTTGGGATATGAAGTCATTATAAAAGGATGGGGAGTTTATTATGATAAGATAATCACCAATTCTAAAAAAATGTATGATGAATTATTTACTAATGTTTGTGCTGAACACTTTGAATATTATTTTTTAGCCATTGAGGATTCTGAATTAGTTTACAATCCTAAGTACGATAAGAAGAATGTATTTTTAGGAATGGGGTTTAACAGGCTTACAGATGATTCATATAAACTAGAAAGGGATATATTTTTCTCGGAGAAAAATGATGTAATTTCTATTTACGGTAATGGATGGAATAATCATAAAAACTGGATTGAACTCCTGCCGCCAAATGATATAGGGTCATTATATAAATCTGCAAAAAGTGCTGTGGCTATTATAGGTAAAGGCCAAAGAGAATTAGGCATGATAAATAATAGATATTCTGAAATTGCTTTCTCAAGATGTCCTATTGTAACTTATCCTTATGATATTGATTTTTATGGTGCCGCTGCATTTATGAATTTTTCATCCTCTCCATCTGAACATCATAAAGTTGTTTCCGATATTAACAGAAATCCGGATAAATATCATTATAAGTGTAACCTTTTTAGAGATTTTATTGTTAATCAAGATAATGTATTTTACCAAAAACTAACAAGATTATTTTATGTATAACTACGAAGAAATCCTACAAGGGATACCGGACAAAAAAGAGAACAAGAACACAACTTCTCATAAATTTAAAAAAGATTTATTGGAGTTCTTTTCCGATAAATCAATTAAGACGTGCTTAGAAATAGGCGCTAATTGGGGATATACCACTAGAGTACTGTCTTATATTGCAGAAAAAGTTTATGCTATAGACCATTCTGATGATAATATTAAAAGAGTAATTGAAAATAACAGAGGTAGAAAAAATATATCATGTATAGTTGGGGATGCTTATTCTAATATGACTTATGTTACAATAAATGAGGAAATAGATTTATGTTTTATTGATTGCGTACATGATTACTCAAATGTAAAAGAAGATATAGAAAGATGTCTTAGGATGAAAAAAGAAGAAAAAGATTTATACATTGCATTCGATGATTACGGACATCCTACAGCCAAAGGAGTAAAAAGAGCAGTAGACGAAACCGTAGATCTAAAAAGAATGGAGATTGTTAAGCATATTGGGCATGAGGCAGGTTACAATGTTTTTAATAGCGTGATTTTAGTGGATAGCGAGGGAGTTATTTGTAAAGTTCTATAATATATGAAAATAGTTATAATATCTGAAATAGGCAATTTTGTCAAATTCCCTAGAAATTTCCACAACGCAAGAACTGATGTTGCATGGTCAATTGCTTTAGATGCACTAAACGTCCCTGCTGATACCAAACTAATAAAGCAGTACATAGAAAGTACTCCATCTTTCAAGAAAGTGGATTTAGCTATTATTATTCCGGGCAAAAAAAACCCTTTCTTAGAAGTAGAATTTATTAAGGAATACTTTGCTAAGAAAGTCTGTATGATGCAAGAAGGACCCAACTGGTATTGGCAGGATTACGACATAGAAACTCAAATAAATTTCTATAATGCGCTTAGAACTTGCGACTTTCTACTTTGCCATAATGCATCGGATTATAAATACTACAAAGGAATTACTAATTTAGAATGTCTAGTTATGCCATCTCTAATGATTGAAGATACTTTGAAACATATAGTATCTAAAAAATATCAAGCAGAGGGTATTGTAATTGGGGGTAATTCATGTTCTTGGTATGGTGGAATGGATTCCTTTCTAATAGCACTAAGTGGCAGGAAATCTTTCGTAAAAACGGAATCAGAAATTCCAATATTTGCTCCTTCAATGGGAAGAAAGAAAGAAGAGGAAGAACTAATTCCGGATCTTAATCATCTACCTTATATGAACTGGACTTCTTTTATTGAAACATTAGCAGATAAAGCTAAGATTGGCATTCACTTGATGAG